GTTAAAGTGTGTGACAACTGCTTTAAGTATAATTAATATTCGTCATCTGTCAAGCGAAACTTTAGATTTTTTTTGTGCATACCAGATTCGTCGGCATTCCAGCTAGAATCAACGCTTGCTCCATGCCAATGATTGGAGTGAGTTCGTGTATCATTTTCTACCTCTATGTTAAAAGAAATTAAATCACCTTCAAATTTAAAAGCACCATCTTCACTATTATAACCATCGAGTACTAGTTCCCACTCGTTAATAAAGTCATATACTTTTACATATGATTCTTCATCGTATTTATATAATACATAATCTGAATCATCATACATCCATATAAGCAATTCTTTAGGATTTACTTCTATCCTTTCACAATCTATTTTTAATACTTTAGATACTGCTATTTGCAGTGGTGAAAAATCTGAATTATAAGCACTGTTAATATCTGTTTCTGTAATTTCGATAGTAGCCTTGTCAATCATTCCACCCTAACGCCTCCGATATTGTAGGTAATTGTTTAATAAAAATATCCTTACACATCAATGCCACATCCATGTGTTCTTTTTGTGTTCCGTTTGATTCTCTTAAGTTTATATAATGAATCCAACTACGTATAGTCCCATTCATGTACATTCTAGTAGGAGTAGCTAAAGGCAAGACAAATCTAGCGCACTCTTTGGCTACACCGTCTTTAATCATTACATCGTACAATGCTTTTGACTTTGCAAATAACTCTCTCATATTTTGACTATATATAGCTTCTTTGTATTCGTCAAGGTCATCTATACTATTTTGTCTGTTTTTTGGATCTTGCGTCCTAAGTTTTGGTATATCTATCGTCTCTCCAAGGTATGAAGCATCAGCATATCTTTGAGAAAATTCTTGAAAACTAAAACTACGATGCCTCAATATTTGTGCAGCGATACCTCTAGTAGTTTCAATTTCTAGTACCATATTTGCCATTTCAAATATAGACCAGTGACCATGCAATATACAATATCTCAATAGTTTAGCATAGTTATCATTGTTTTGATTACTAGGATTAGAAACTCTAGCACAATAAGAAATTAGTTTTTCAGAATCTGAAGTTATAGAAACTAAGTTAACTTTGTTGATCATTTTTTTTCTTTTTATTCTTGTCTTTCTTGCCAAAAATAGCTTCATATTTTTTTGACCACTCATTATATGAGACACTTTTTGGTCTAGTCCTATCACCTTTGCCACTACTCATGTAACTAACCACCTATCGTTTTTCAAGGTCCATTCAACAGTTTGTTGTAACCTGTCTTTTACAGTTTGTGGTTCCCATCCCATATCTTTCATTTTAGTACCGTCAAGCGCATATCTCAAGTCATGCCCCGGTCTTTGACTATGAAAGTCTACCATCTCATATTTTAGTTCTTTGCTTTGACATTGTGCAATAAATTTAGCTAACTCAAGATTATCCATCTCTTCTGATCCAACGATATTAAATTTGTGACACTTTGCACCACCGTAGTCATCTACAACTAATTTATTTGCATCATAATTTAATAGAAACCACATAGCATCAGCTACATCGCTTGCATGAATGTAGTGTCTAGAACCAGCTTTAGTTTTAGCTGGATTACTATGCACTGTAATAGACTCTCCATCCCTTGCTCTCTTGATACACATGGGAATATACTTCTCTGGATGTTGACGCTCACCAAAAACGTTCATAGTATGAGATATATAACAAGGTAGCTTGTATGTATTCTCATAAGCTACAACTAATTCCTCTCCACCAGCTTTAGATGCACTGTATGGATTAGTAGAATTATACCTGTCATTTTCCTTATACTTAACACCTTCTGGTGCAGGACCAAAAACCTCGTCTGTAGAAAAGTAAATAAATCTGTCAAGATTGTCACAAGTTTTTGCGAATTCTAGGATGTTAGCTGTTCCAATAACATTATCTAGAATAAACTCCATAGGAAAATCAATACTTCTATCAACATGGCTACCAGCAGCAAGATGAACAATTTGATCTACATTGCCTACAGACGCTCTGATTTGAGGGTTTAGTTCTGCCTTTAAGTCGTGAAATACAGTCCTTACTCGCTTTTGTTCTGATTTAGGTACTGAAGTTACAACTTCATTAAGCCTATTCAGATTTCCACTATAGTCTAATCTGTCTAGAGTAACTATGTTTACGTCTGTATTATTTAAAAGATACTCGACTACGTGGTGTGCAATAAAACCTGCACCGCCTGTTAACAATATGGTTTTCCTCATCACATCCTCCTAGAGTTTTGATACACTCTATTCTATCCTATAATTATATTTTTTTCAACTAAAAAATCAAAAAAGTTCGTTAAGATTTATTTTATTTTGTAACTCTACGCCAGTTTGTGGGTCTAATCTTTCTAATTCTTTTATGAGTAATTCTATCCAAGACTTGTGAGTACTGATTCTAGTGTGACATGACTCATCATTATAGTCTGAGTTTAGAGTGCCATTTTGCGCAGTCATAATAGAAGAATTAATACCTGCTAGTTTTCCATCTATAAACAATCCACCACCACTATCCCCGTGAGAGATTAAAAACTCTAATGATGTGGATGGAGATTTTTTTAATCCACATAACAACATACCATTGAATATTTGCTCAACTACATTCGATCCTGCTCTCTTCAGTCCGTCAGTTTTTATAGCACCAGTTTTATGTGTACCTGTCACTCCATACCCAGCAATGCTGCAAACTTTATTAAGTTCGTCGTCTTTTTCGTATAGCTTAGGATAAAAATTTATTTTAGCCTCTTCTTGCAGATAACCAATAGCAATATCAAACGGTCCAAAATCTTTTTTATCAAAATTTGCAGTGTATACAGTAAATAATACTGGTATTTTTTTGCCATTTAAAATAATATATGCATTTTTTGTATTTTGAACAACGTGAGCGGCTGTAATGATTACTCTTGGTCTTACAATTACAGCAGATCCTTTAAAATTGTATACGCTCCCATCTTTTGACTCTATATTAACTTCTCCACGTATAGGTACAACACACTCATGTTTTTTACCGTATTCTATATATTTTGAATCAGGTACTGAGGGGTCAATCGTCCCTGCTGAAATGACGCTTGAAAGGAAAACACAAGTAACTAAAGATAAGATTAAATATCGCATTATATCGCTCCTTCGGGGCAGCACCAAATACATCTCTGTGAGGTCTGTCTTTCTTTGCGAGATGATACAACGTGCAATCGCGTACTATATTCTCATTCCAGCTTTTCCAATCCATGAAATGTCCAAAAACAAAATGACAATACTTGCCGCATAGTGTGATAAGGTTTGTAGGGTCTAACTCTCTGCTAGGGTCTACATGATAGGGTACAATGTGGTGTACTTCTAAACCATCCTTACGTCCACAAGCAGCACAACAAGGATTATTTGCTATATGTTCTGCCCTTACTTTCCTCCATTGGGATGATCTCCCATACAGTTTATCAATAAAACCAAACATTTTTACCTCCAGATTATATACACTAATCCAGACAATACTTATTGTAACATTGGAGTTTTGTTAGTCAAGTACCAATCAATAGTTTCTTTTAGCCCTATGTCTAAATTATATTTTGCTTGAAAATCTAGTATTTTACTGGCTTTTATAGTGCTAACACATCTTCTTGGTTGCCCGTTGGGGTATTTATTATTGAAAATAATCTCTCCCTCGTAATTCATTATTCTTTTGATTTTGTAAACTAGATCTTCAATACTTATTTCTATCCCTGTACCAAGATTTATCGGGTTAGAATCAGTGTTTACTTTAATTGAATTTTTAATAGCTTCCGCAGCATCTTTGACATACAAAAATTCTCTGGTACATGTACCGTCTCCCCACACCTCTACAGTTGGACTATCATTAGTTTTAGCGTTGTGTATTTTCTTAATTAATGCTGGTATCACATGACTAGACTCATCTTTAAAGTTGTCGCATGGACCATATAAATTAGAAGGAATTAAAACTGTACTGTTTAATCCATATTGTTTACGATATGCTTCTAACATTACATATAACGCTTTCTTAGCTATACCGTAAGGCGCATTTGTTTCCTCGGGGAAGCCATACCATAGATCATCCTCACTGAACGGAACCGCACAATGCTTAGGATATGAACACACTGTGCCAACCATAATAATTTTAGAAACTCCACTACCCTTACAACAGTCTATCACATTAACACCCATAGTAATGTTATCATAAAAATATTGTCCGGGGTTATTCATGTTAGCACCTATACCACCACAGGTAGCAGCTAAATGTATGACTATGTTTGGTTTTTCAGTCATAAATAATTGTTGAGTATCATAATTTCTTCTTAGATCATATTCATTAGATCTTGGAACAAAAATGTCGTAACCCTTGACGGCGTTTACTACGTGAGTTCCTAAGAAACCAGAACCACCTGTTATTAGTATTTTAGTCATTGATCATAAAACTTTCTATTGGAATATTATATATTTTAGATATCCAAAAACAAAAACCAGATCCCCAAGGATATACGCTATATGAATACATATGTGTTGATTTAGACATAATATACATATCTAAAGCAACGTAAAACATATTGCTAACTTTTTCCTTTTTGTCCATTACAATATTATTTAACTGCCCCGGATTATCAGAACAATGTTGACTATTATTATGTACTACATGTATACCCTGCAAACTTTCTTGTTGGATATATTCTTTTACTTCATTGGAATCCGACATAATTACAATATCTTTGCCAGTTATTTCATGAGTGTCTTTAATAGTTTTCTTAATAGTTTCAAAATCAATAGGATACTTCTTAGTGTTTATATCATCATTGCTTCCAATGTTTATTGCTTTGTCTTTCAACATCATGAAATCACCCAATCTAAAATGTATGACAGTGAAATCATTTAGTGATTTTATTAACTTATCACCTTGTTGAATTACTTCGTCGCTATAAATCAAATTATCCTGCATAAACTTTTGGCAGTCTTTTGTAATAGATATATTTGATACATCATTATTTACATCTATAAAATTAGAATAGCTACAAAATAAAAATATATTATCATCTTTACTATTATTAACCTTTTGTATAAGATTATTCTTCATATTCTGTATATAGTTTGAGGGACTACATAATACTTTATTAGTCTTTTCTGTATCGTATATTCTTTCTACATCAAACAAAACAGTGCTTTCTTCGTCAAACGTTGTTGTAACATAATTACCAACGTCGTGGTTACTTAAACTGACGTTAAAAGATACATCCTTATTGTTTAGTAAATCGAATAGATAACAAGACCCTCTCAAAAAATCACCTATGCCACAAGAACTTTTATTGTAATAACAGTTTACTACATTCTTATTACGTATGCTCTCGTAATCAAGAGAAGTAGAAATGTATTTCTTTGTGTCTATGATGTCAGAGTGTGAATTTATATAGTCAATAATTTTTACATCAAGCAAATCACCCAAGGTAGAGATAATACAATCTGGAACTATTCTATTATCTTCTTTTGAATTTTGAATATACGCGAACACGCCCCTATTTAAAAGTTCGAGATGCTCATTGCTGTATTCAGATTTTATATTGCAATGCATTTCGCATATCTTACGCAGTAAGGAAGAATTAACATCTCCTTGCATTACATTATATGCAGCATAAGAAAATAGATCTGCGTCTGTTTTACTATATTCTTCGTATAGTTTTATAAGTCGATCTACACTATTTTCAGAATCATTGTAGTTATAATAGATGCAGGCATGAACGTAAAGATCATGTTCTTCATTACTTGTGGTAGATTTCTCAATATTATCTTCTAAGATACATCCTTCACTCATTCTCTCTACGGATTGAGCTATTCTGTCCTGTGTCGTCATCGTGTTCCTCGAAATCTTTTAATACTGCATCCAAGAATTTTGTAGTTATGTGTTCATAGGTTACAATCCTCACACGCTCATTATTAGGGTGAGTAATTTCCATTAAGCAGTTTGAACATAATATTCTACATTTTTTTATCTCTTCTAACAACTCTTCATATGGAATGTTAGAGTTATATAACTGATACATACCGCGAATTCTAGCATCATCTTCAAATTCTGGTAATCTTTTAAAACATAGAGATGCAGGATGTCTATTATATCCACAAAGCTGGCATCCATTGGATTTCTTATACAAGTCTATCCAATAATGTCTGTGCGCGGTAATTTCTTTTTTAGTAGGCATATATAATTTACTTAAAGTATTTCTTTTGCTATTGTAATATACACTACTTTTAAAATTGTGTGAGACTAAGCCTTGAATCTAAATTGAATTAGTTAACTGTTTGATTCTCACAATATTGTGCAGGGTCAAATGTTGAATCTAAAGTTAATTAGATAATTCTCTAAACCCTGCTAAGTGGAGGCGAGGGGAGTCGAACCCCTGTCCAGTATAAATTCCACATAAACTTCTACATCGTTAGTCTGTTGTTATTAATACTACAAACAAAACTATTTGTCTTTCCAAATGTCAGAACGATTACGCCCATCGACCCGTTTACT